TTTTTCAGCCATCACCCATCTTTCAATTTCGGTTTGTGATGGCACTGAATCCGGATGGTGTAATTTCAACCATGCGATCAGGTTTTCAATTGGTGTTTTCATATTTTGTTGTTTATTGTTTGTCATTGCTCATGTAAATTTCAACTTTCAAATAATTGATCAGGAATGCGAAAACCTGATTGTCAATCCATCCGCATTTTAAGGCCCTTTCTGCCCATTGCAATCGCTTTTGCATGTCGATATGCTTTGCATGACTTTCGATGCCATCAATGTCGCTTAATGCGACCCATTGCGAATAAATGTTGTTATCCATGGTGATTTGACCGGACTTCCTGATCAGGCCATCGGATTCCAATGATGACAATGAAGATGTCACCGATTGGTGTGATCCGCATTCCAATATCAATGATCGGGTTGAAATTGATGGCGCATTTTTTATTTTCCAATAAATTTCGGCGCGCATGTTTGCGATGTGACCTTCGTCGATACCTCGAAGAAATGTCAAAATTTTAGGGGTGTTATTTTTCATCTTGTAGGTTGTTATTTTTTTGCTGATTTCAACTTTAAGGTTGATTTTTCGGCCCTGACTTGCCTTTTATACAATTTATCCCATTCCCGCTTTTTGGTTTGCTTTGCTTTGAACACCGACAATTCCGATTGTAAATTGGTGTTTTGTTCAATCAAATCATTGTGCGAATTCACCCATGTATTCAGGATGTCGCATTTTTGGTTCAATTTACTTTTGATATCCAACGCATTTAATTCCGCTTCGGTGCATGCCTTGGTCAATCGAAATACTTGCTTTGTCAATCCCCTGACTTGGGCGCGGCTTGCATTATAAGCCAATGCAGTCACAATGAATGACATGAAAGATACAAATGCTGCTAAATTTATCATGACCGACATCCCTTTCCTTTGTAAAATTTGTGTTGATAAATGGTTTGGGTGTATTCGTCGAATGTCGGCAAATACTTGTCCTTTTCAAACTCATAGGGTTTGGCTTCCGGCATTTGATCAATGTCCCTTGAATACTGCTTAAATTTCCACACAATAAACATGGCCGCAATGGCGATGGGTGTGATGATGATTAGGTAGATTAAATCCATATTTGTGTTTTTTATTTGTTTAGCGGTTAAAATGGGGGCGATTAAACCCCCCCTTGTTTGTTTTATTTATTTAACATTTTGTTCAAATCATTTCCAATTTTTTTCCAATTTATCAAAGTTTCAAACTCTTTGTCAGTCATTTTAATTTGTGACTTTGGCAATTGTGGTTTTGGTACTTGAATTTTCATTTGAAAAATTTCATCCCAAATTTGGTCAATGTTTTTGTTGTTGTTGTTGTTGTTGTTTTTCATTTGTGTTTTTCTTATTTGTTGATGCAATGTTAAAAGACATTTTTACACAATGCAACATATATTGATAAATATTTCAAATTTATGACATTTCAATGACAAAAAAAGGGGCCACCCCCTAATGATGACCCCTTCGAACAAATGAAAAACAACAAATACTGTGATGAACTCGCGCGAAATTACAAATAAAATTTGCAAACAAATGTTGCATTCTTATCTTTGCTATCCCTATGGAAAACAATGAATTAACAATCGCCCCGCAAAACACCGGTGAATCCGGCCAAGTTTTCGCCCCCGCGCAATTTGAACATGCGCAAAGAATCGCCAAATTATTGTCATCATCTGACCTTGTTCCTAACCAATACAAAGGGAATATCGCCAATACTATGGTGGCCCTTGAAATGGCATTTCGAATGAATGCATCGCCTTTAATGGTTATGCAAAACCTTCACATCATCCATGGTCGCCCATCTTGGGCATCATCTTTCATCATTGCATCAATTAATTCATGCGGTAAATTCGGCACCCTCCGATTCAAATCGGATGACAAATCATGTCGGGCCATTGCAACTGATCGCAGTACCGGTGAAATTATCGAAGGACCATTGGTGACAATGGAAATGGCAAAACAAGAAGGATGGATTGATAAGGCCGGATCCAAATGGAAAACCATGCCGGAATTGATGTTGAAATATCGCGCTGCGGCCTTTTTTGGTCGCCTCTATTGCCCCGAAATTATGATGGGGTTATATAGTGCCGATGAAACCATTGATATTGTCGCAAATCAATCGAAATGATGTAACCTAAAAGGGATAAATTTGTTTCAAATGGGTGTTTAATGACCCATTATTTGATCAACAAATCTTTTGAATCAATAAGAGTGTATGAAAAGCGGTTGCCATGATAGGCGGCCGCTTTTTTCATTAATATCATGAATTTGTTGAAATCTTGGGTCCGCTTGAATACCTGACAACCTTCGGACCAATTGTTGACCAATGCCGAATCGACACCGGCTTTGTGAATGTTGATTCCAAAAATTCCGGTTTGGGTGTTTTGCTCATTATAAATTCCATCTTTGATGTCATCGCGATATACAGTCAATGGACCGCATTGTTTTAATGCTTCATATTTGCCTTGATGCAATCCGATGGCATGGGACCCGCGATATTGCCCCGCCTTAACCCTTGCAGTTCCCGCGCCATTGTCGGTGGTCATGGCCCATTCGCTGATCATCCAATTGTCCTTTTCTTTGTAGGCCACAACCATTTTATCATCAAATTGATTTGTGACCCGCTGGCCGGTTGCTGAATTCCTGATGCCAATGATGTTGACATTATAGTCACCATTTTCAAAGAATTTGTGACCTAATTTGGCCATTGTCGCTTTTAATATTGCAATTGTAATCATGTCAATTTGTTTTGTAGGTATGCGCTGCAATGCGGCTTGTTTGATCTTCATCGCGATATGGTTTCAATTCCAACCATCGACCGCCCAATGGTTTTGGTGGCGCACCTCTTTCGATATGCCATCCCTTTGATCCATCTTGATATTCTTCCTTATATGCCGGTGTTCTAATCATCAGGACATCGCGCAAAACAATTGTGTCCTTTTGGGTCAACCTTTCCATTGTGTAGGTCATTTCCATTGATTCATGGACATGGCCCATCCAAATTGCATCGGCCCCTTCAATCATTGTCATCATCCGGTTGAATTGGATTGAACCTTTTGTCACAACACCGCCCCCACCTGATCCATGAAAATATTTGATTTTGAATGGTGTTGATGCGCGATCGCCGCGCCTCATGCGATAAATGATCCAACCACCATACCCACCAATTTCAATTGATGATTTGGTGTTGGCATTTAACAATGTCACCAATCTTTCAATCAAATCGGTTTCACAGTGTTTCAATATGCTGGTTTCATGGTTGCCATAACCGATGACCTTGATGTTCTGCGCATATGGTGCAAACCATTCGGCCGCGGTTTCAACCAAGGAATCAAGATATTTGGCATTGTTATGTTCCGGCCTCATGTCAGATTTTGACCGGCGGCCATCATATTTGCCTTGCATTGCGCAAAACAAATCGCCATTGATCAGGATGTCATGACCTCCGGCCACCGCTTGATCCAAATGCCTTTTCAATAATTGGCGATCACAATGCGGATTGTCCCAATGCAAATCACTAATTAACAAAATGCGCCGATGCTTGAAATCGCAATTGATTTCAATGATGGCTTTTTGTTTCATAAAAACTTAGTGAAAGAAGTTGGTCAGGAATTTTCCTAAAATACCGGCGATTTGTGTGATCAACATCACTTTTGGATTGTCACCAAATTGTGTTGAAACAAGTGCGGAACCAACTAATAATGCATCACCAACTTTGCGAAATTTTGCGGGTGTTGGTTTATAATAACCATTGATTCCAAATTCTGTTTTTTTTGTGTATATGCTCATGATATTGTTTTTAACCTTGACCGACATTCGGTTTCGATGATTTGTGTTTGTTTATATGCTTTGTGTGGCGGCGCAATTTCTTTCGCGGTTTCGCTTTAAATGTACCGGATGTTGATGCTTTAATTTTTGCCATCTAATTTATCAATTTTTTTACCCCAATAAATAATCGCCAAAATGCCCGATATAATACCAAGCAACCCCACACCAAAGGTAACCAAAGGTTGATAAATTTGTGCGAAAGTGATGATTGCACTTGATCCGCTGATTCCGGTTGCGATTGCCGCGGTTGTGTCATTTTGAAATTGTTTCATTATTTGATTGGTTCAATTGGTTCCGGTAATTTGCAATATTCACTATCGGGAAACTTGGCACAAAAGGTCTTGAGATACAAACTCTCATCACCGCTGAATGTATGCACCCCGCAAGGATTTGGATAAACCTCAAACGGGGCGAAACTTGCGGGGGGTTCTGAATAAAACAGAATGTCTACCGCCCATTTGTCGCTTTGCTTTGTGCATACGGGTTTGTCATCCACTTGCCCCCACTCTAAACAAATAAATCCCAATTCAACAACTGCACAATTAACCCAAGAAGTTGTTTCTCCGCCGTCGGGTGTGGTTGTAGTTGTTTCTATTAACTTGCGAAGGGTTGCCCATTGTGTAGGGGTGAACTCGTATTTCAAAAAGGTTTTCATAAGGTTGTGAGTGATGCAAGTTCTGCGTTTGTTAATGCGGTTGGGAAAATTATAGATTCATTTACATTGCAACTTCCATCAGTTCCAAATGGCCCCGAACCTAATTCTAATGTATTATAACTTTTGCCCGTTGTGACTGCGGTTAATGTTCCAACACTCGCACCATTTACATAGGCACTTGTAAGAACCCCGTTTTTGTAAGCAAGTGCCGCTTTTACACGAACACCAAACAAACAAGCACCTGCTGAAAAATCAAATCCATCGCCATAAAAACGAAATGTATTTGGCGTGCCTCCATTTGAAATTATAGCATTCCACCCATTACTAGTATTAGAAGCATTGTATATATTCATATAACGCCCTTGACCGCTTACAACAGTAGGAACCATATCAATAAACAAAGTCCCCTCCGTCTGCCCAATCAAACTACTTATACCCGTCTTATAACAAGCATCCGCCACCCTTGTGGCACTTGCTGATGTTGTACTTATGTAGGATGTGGGGTAAGATGATGCTTCGAGTTGTGCGCCCCATACAAAAATGCCGTCCGTTCCATTGCCCGAAAATGCGTTTACGCTTGTACTTGTATTTTGAAGCACAAAAATCCCGTACCCATAATTTGCATTGCCCGTGTCATTTACTGAACATCTATACCACCCATTGCCGACATTTTCAATTGTTGCGGTTACTGAACTTGTAGAAACAACAACTCCGCTATTAACATCGAAAATCGCATAACCCGCCGTAAAATATGAACGAATTGCAAATCTGTTATATTCTCCTTTTTTGGCAAAAATAGATGCAAGGCCATTGCTACTTACTCCGATGCCACTTCTATCGACATAGTGCGTGCTATTTGTAGTTGTTGGTATTAATTTATCCGCATTTGCCGTTCCGTCTGGGCTTGTTGTATTGTTTGCCGTTACTGTTGTTTCTGTCTTAAACCATGCCGCATTGTCAAAATCTTCCGAATAACTTAACAAATTCGTACTCTGCTTTTCAAGTAGTAACGAAGGACACCCGCCCCCGCCATTTTGATAAGTTAATCTTGGAACATTTAAGCGGTCGGTAGTGGGGAAGTAGGGGTTGGCGGTTGAGCCGATGTTTAGTTGTGCGTTTTGAATATAAACATTCCCCGCAACAGTACAACCAAATCGAACATAATATGTCGTTGTCATTACGGCGGTAACTGAAATTCTGTACCAACCATTTCCAACGCTTTCAATTACACCTGTACCGCTTGTTATTGTACCGTTTGACAAATTTACAATTACTCTCGGGGTTGGCGTTTGGTATATGTCAATAGCAAAAGAACTAACAGACCCCGCCTTTGCATAAATTGAAAAAGTTTGTGAACCTAACTGACTAATACCTTGGTACGCGCCATAATCTCCATTTGCCCCACTATCTGTAAATAAAACGGCATTTGTAGTTCCATCATAACCCGTTTGCCCCGTAGTTACACCGCTTCCCGCAGTATAATTCCAAGCGCCTCCGCTTGTAGTAAAACTTTGACTTTGCTCCAACAAATTCCAAGCCACAACCTCCACCAACCCCGAACTATTTATTCGGGTTCCGTTGGATGCTCGAGTGAATGATAAATCCCCGCTTCCGTCGGTTGGGACTGCTGAATATACGATGTCCTCTTTATATCCGCTTGGGATTAAAACTAGGGAGGCACTATTTAATAAGTCGCTCATTTTATAAGTTGTTTAATTTGTTCAACAAACATGAAATACCCTCATAATATCCGCCGTCGGCGGTGATGCGCGCTTTGTAAGCCAATACAATGGACCAACCTTGGCCCCTATAATTCGCCCCGCCTCGCGTGCCAATTCCGAGTGTTTGCGATGTTAACATGATATTTGATTAATAACCAATAACCGATCCGGATGAAATAACAAATCCAACAATTTTGAAACCTTTTCCGGCGGGCAAATATGCGCCTTGTTGAAAAGTGATCGATGACATCCCGCGCGCACTCAAAACATTGGTGCCGCTTGATTCATTGTCGCCTTGAACCGAAAATGAAGTAAAAATTGTGTCCTCTTGTGGGACGATTGCATCATAAGAAACACCGGTGACTGTTGCGGCCCCATGTCTTTTGAATCCTTGTGAACCCGCGATGATATCTGCGCTTGCTTGTGCCATAATGGTTCAAAAATAATCGCATGACATTAAACAATTACAACAATTATGGTCCGGTCGCGATGACATACCATGCCGACCCATCACAAATAATTGTTTTTGATGCATAATTTGTGTTAATGTCTAAATGATCGGATCCATTGATTGTTTGTCCGGCATATGCATTGACAACCGCGGTGTGCGCTGATCCCAACTTTACAAAATAATATCTTTTGCCTTTTTGTTCGGCAACCGCTGGCAAATTGATTGTGATTGATCCACCGGCCCCATTTAACAAATGACCTTCGAATGCCAAATCTAATGAATGGGTCCCGGCGGTGTATGTCTTGAATGTTCCATGTTCCTGAACCAACCATGTCACCGAATCGGTGGAATCGGTATATTTCAACATCACTTCCCATTGTGTTGTTTGTGTGGGTTGTGTTGTTGGTGCCTGATCAGCATAATTCACCAAGTGTTCCAACACCTGATTTGGAACCGCTGAAATTGATCCATTCAAATTGGCAACCGCGGTTTCGGTATAATTTAAGCGATCACCCAAATTGCCGGTTGTCGATTGGTTAACCCTTAATCCTTCGCCGGATGATGTCGAATTTGTGTAAACCGGTGAAATGGCCAACCATTCGCCATCCCATTGTTCGGACCTCGCATCGAATCGCACACCATTCAAAACCCATGCATAATTATCAAAATACAAAGATTTGATTGATGTCAATGTCCCTGAATCAACCCAATTGCCCCGAATAACCGGCAAAAAATCGGCATAAACCGATGCCATTTGCAATCCCAACATTTTTGTAATTGTTCCATGGGTGATTGAATCCCATCCGCCATACCAATCCGATGCCAACACATCGATTGTCCCATTGTTGACCAACCAATTTCCAAGGCCATAAGGCAATGCATCGGTATAATATACCGGATCCAATATGACCGGTGATGAATTCACCAAATTGGCGGTGGCTGCGGTTGTTATTTCAGTTATATCAAAAGTATAATCCGCATTTTTATATGGCGATGCATCGGCAAATGAAACTTGAATTGATCCCCAAAAATCCTTGGTTGCTGAATTTCCATTTTTCCATTTGCCACCACTTGAATAAGGCAATACATTTCCATGCACTTCTAATTCAATGCGCATTTCGGTAAATCCGGCCGGCGCGGTTGTGCATGTCAATTCAAATTCGGATGTGATCCAACCGCCTTTGATATTGTTGGTTGGCATTCGATACAATTGGGTTGTCACACTACCGGTCACCCAATATCCATTGTTATTCAATACTTTGATATTGCCACCTGAATCCAATAATTTAATTCTATAATAAAGATCGGTCGAATCTTCAACATATGTTATACCGGCATCAACAATCGACCTTTTCAATGACTTTGCCATCAGGCGGATTCGCATTGGTGCATCATCCGGTGTTGATCCGGTTGGAACATCATAAACCCGCAATTCCAAAATTGATGATGCGCGATCATTATAATTGCGCAATTGCTTTGCAAGGTTTTGGCGCTTTGTGTTAATAGTGACCGATTGGGCCGCTGGCTGATAATACAAAGAAGGTTTTGCCATCCACAATGGGCGAACATCATTGCCGATTGTTTGTCGGTGTGTGTAGGTGGTTGTTCCGATATACTGTGCAGTATATGAATACCGCCTTAAATTGATTGTGGTGGCACTATTATATGCGGTTGGTGGTATAACATAGTATGCACCAAGTTCGTGGATTAGGCGCGCCCCAAACATCAACAATACATTTTCCAATGCTTGTTTGCATGATATGTAATTTGGTTCAACCAACCAACCGACCGCATCAACTATTTTAACATCACTAAATGGATCAAAGTTGGTCAAAAAGGTGTATTCATCCACTTTGTACATGTCGATTCCCAATCGGGATGCATGCGATTCCCGCAACAAAACACCTTCATATAAATATTCGGTTTGTGTTCCATTAATGGCCCAATATTCCCATAAATCAAATGATTCTAAACACCGGCGGATCAATTGTGAAATTGTGATTTTACCACTGCTAAACCATGCCGATTTCACTTTGAATCCATCCATCAATTCCAATCCATCAACCGCCACCAATTCAATGATGGGTTTTGATTGGATTGATTCCCGCAATCGGGTCATTTGGTCCGCCAATACTCGACCAACATACCACATGACATCATCGCGATAAATGATCATCGCCCATGCGGTTTCCGCCATGGTTTGGATTGCAATAAAATCATCCAAGGTTGTTTGATCAGGCATCACCCATTGCGCAGTTGCGCGGGATGATCTGACAAAATTTTCATATACTGAATCGCCTTCGCCTTGCCTTTCAATGCTGAAACCATTGCCGGCCAATTTTAATTCGGTGGATGAATTAAGGGATTGTAATTTTGTTAAAAGGCATGATGATCCTTCTTGGTAACCTCCGGCGGCCAATACCCTTGCGGCATATAATCGCGCGGTGATTTCGGGTGTTGTTCCTGATGGATCATCCCATAATTCAATGCGATAAGTTACATTTTGAATACTTTTGAAGGAACCGACATATTTTCTCATTACCCGCGCTTTGAATCTTTATTGTATCTTTCTAAAACAATCGCCAAATCGCGACCCTGAATTGTTGTGGATGCTATAAATCCGCCGGATGATTGTTCGGGTTTCATTAGTGTTTTTAATTTATCTAATGGCGCAATAACTTCGGGGTTTGACCTTGCATTTGGGTATTCGCCCATCAATCCTAATGTCGGCCCGCTGACAATACCACCATCGGCAAATGCTGGCACTGATGGACCGGCTTTTAATTGTGATGAAACCGCGGTTCCCAATGCAACCATTGCAATACCGGCGGCGACTGCGGCGGCCGGATTAACAAATGCTGCCTTAAATTTCGAAATCGCAATACCATATGCAATCAATTGTTTTCCGACTGTTTTAATAAAGTTCGCAATTGAACCCAAAATTACTTTTGCAAAATCTTCAAATGGGTTGCCCTGACCTGACAATGCATTTCCTAATGCTTCGCCCAATCCAATTGCCAAATCTTCACCAAGGGTTTCAACTGACTTTGAAATGTCGGTTGTCAATTGGTCCATGTCTTGAACAATCTTTGATCGGCTTTTATCATCAATTTTAACCTGAATCAATACCGGTGGAACCGCGGTTCCGGCAATCATATTTGTTCCGCTGAATTGTTTTGATTTCAACAAATCTGATGCGGCCTTTTCCCTAATCTTTTTATTTTGTTCAATAAAGAATCTTTCAGCATCATTGGTGGCTTGCCCTTGGGCCTTGATCAATGCGATTGAATCGTCAAATTCTTTTTGTTGCGCCTTCTTTTTTGCTTCGCGCCTTTTTTCGCCATTGGCAATTGATTGGCTTGTTTGCAGTTCTTCGATTTTGCCTTCGGTTTCTGATATGTTTCGGCTAATTTGTAAATATTGTGCCGAATATTTGTCATAACTGGCCAAATTGGATTCCAAATTGGATTTCCTTTTTTGCCAAAATGCAATTTCAATTTGTGTTTGTTCCTTATCGCTTGCACCGCGCAATTTGGCGGCATCCAATTCTTTCTTCAACAATTGATCGGCAATTTCCATCCCGTTCTTTGATGCTTCTTTGGATGATTCCGCTTGCTTGTTATATGCCTCGGTTAATGTATTAACCGCTTTTGTTGTGTCTTTTGTTTTGTCCTTGACATTGGAAAATGCTGATGCAATCAATCCGATTGCAACCAAGATTGCGCCCGCGCCGGTTGCCACTAATGCGCCGGCATAAACCCGCGCCGCAACTGTTGCTTGACCCATCACATAGGTTTGAATTCTCATTGCTGCGGTGTTCAAACCAACCATGAATGCGCTTTCCGCTTGCAAATTACTTTGAAGCGCTTGCAATCCATTAACCAAGGCCAATGCACCTTGCAATTGCACCATTGTTTTTTGCAAATCCTTTGATTCAATTCCCATCAATGCCGCCGCGCCTTCAACCGCGCTGAATGCACCGGCCAAACCTTGAACACCACCCAAAACCGCATCCAATCGCCTTGTATCGCTGGCAAAATATCCAATTTCCGCCCGCATGTCACCAACTGAATCTTTGATCCGGCCGGCTTCTTTGATCACCTCATTTGCAAATTGTTGGAATTCAGGACCCAATGATCGGGCCGTCATTGCGATATTTTGCATTTGTCGCACAGTTGCCATTGATGGCTTTGATGCGGCCAACTTGGCAAACTGATCTTGCATCCCTTTGATGGCCTCACCGGTCGCGCCTGACAAATCTTTGCCGGCTTTTTGGGTTGCAACAACCGCCGCATCCAATCCCTTTTTAAGGTTTTGAATATCGGCCCCGATGATAATATTGAGTGATTGGGATTTGGCCATTATTTGTTGTAATTAATGATATAATCTTGGGCAATATGATAAATTCCCGCAAATCCCGCATTATCTTCACTCATATGGGCCTCGCCATCATATTGGCAAGTTTGAACAAATACCGAATTGAATGTCGCCGGCAATGTCAATTCCATTGCATTCCTTACAAGATCAGCAACCTGAACCGCACTTTGATAAGATGTCCCAAATGAATTGATCTGAATCCTTGCAAAATCACTTTCCGATGGTCCTGATTTGGATGGGTTTGGAACCAATGAAACCAATTGATAAGAAATCGCCGGAAATGATGATTCTTGTGGGATCCTTAATGGATTGATTCGGGTTGAAACAACCGCCGTCAATGCTGCATTATTGGATAAAATATTATAAACTGCATTTATTGCTTTCATGCTTCGGCTGGCGGGGTTAACTTCGCAAATATATCCGCATATTGAGTAATTTTTGCAACAATATCATCAGGTTCAATGATTTCCCATGGGAATGCCATCAACTTGTTTGGGGCGATGGGTTTTTTCAAATGGGGTGACATAATTGTTGCCGCCATCCATCGGGACATTTCCCATTGATTTTGAAATTCCTGATATTGTGCATTGCGCATGCCAACCAATCGGGCGCGCCAATATCTTGGTGAACACCGACCGAAATCAAATTCATTCATGCCCATTTCGCCGAATGCAATTTGTTCGACTTTGCGCCATGTCAATGGTGGGCCTTCATTGCTGGCACTTACTTTTTTTCTTCGCCTTCTTCGATGGTGAAAAAATCGGCGATGGCTTGTGAAAAACCATTCATGGCCGGCAATAATTCGGTATATTTTGTAATTTTTCGACCAATTTGTGATTCGGTCAAAAATGGCGATTGCTTTCCATCAATTTCATACCCTTCTAAAATGCCATAAAATGCGCAAACCAATGACAAATCCAAAGTTTTTGCCATGTCCAAATGCTTTTGCAAATCTGCGAATGATTCCATGCCAATGTGCGACATCACATTGCGCAATGAATTCATGTTAAAAATAAGGGGATGAATTTCACCCCCTATTTCAATTTTGTTTTTCATGCCTCAAATATAGGCAAATTTTAATTAAATAGTTGAAACAGTCAATGCGCCGGTTCCTTGAATCGATGCAGTGAATGTTGAAACCGCATTTTGTGGGGCGGTCAATTTCAAATCATTAAACAATGCTGATCCGCTTAATTTCAAATCGCCGGAAACATTTGATGTCATGACAATTGTCACCGATGTTCCGGCCAATAAATCAGTGATGATTTCTTTCCAACTGATTAATGCACCAACTGATCCATCTTCTTCGAACATACCTTCAACCGACATTGTATATCCATACTCACCCGCGATGTATTCTTTCGCGCCGGCTGAATCTTTGTTAGTTGTTTCGATCATGTCTTTAGTGATTGTAAAATCATTTGATGTCGCATTCGCGATTTTTGTTAGGGTCCCGCTGATGTCTTTGTAGATCGCGATCAGGGTTCCATTGGTGATGCCTGTGGTTGCCATATTATTATTTTTTTATATTTTATTTTGTTGAAATATTGTGTTTTTTAGCCAAATCAATAATGCGCTTTCTTATATTCTCATTGATCGCTTCGGCAATTCTATTTTTATGCATGTCAAATGCTGGTCGCATAAATGGGTGCATTGGAATCCGGCCGCGATGCGCCCCCGATTTTGTGAACCTTTCCGCCTGACCTCCAAATTCATACCATAATGCCAAATATCCATGTTCACTGCGCAAATTGGGCGCAATCATCACTGTGTACTTATATTTAGCATCTGAATTGGATATAAACCCGATTGAACTTGCCAATTGTCCTGAATCATGCGGGGCCAATGATTTTGCGGTGTCGATGACTGGCCTTGCCAATTCTCGAATATCTGCGCGCAATTTTTCGGTGTCAATTTCAACACCAATTTTTTGCAATGCATCAATTGTTTCCGCCAATCCTTGAACCTGATTTTTCATTCTACCAATTCGCCTTGAATCTTCAAATACATGTCGCGATCAAGATTCGCGATGTTTATAATATTGAAATTTTTTGAATTCCAAACAATGCGGTGTTTCACCTGAACTGATGAATTGTATCTGATGGTGAATTGCATTGTTTGTTTGTGTTCCCTTCGGTCCGCATCAACACTTTCAATTCCTGATTCCGCTTCTTGAATTCGGGTCCACGCGGTTGCATATTCGGACCATGATTGCAATTTTTCACCGGTGTTTGAATCAATGCTTTCTGAATAAGATTGCAAAGAAACCAATTGATCCATCAACCCGGCGTTCATGATAATACACTAATTTTATAAGCATCCAATAAATATTGGAACCCGAAATTCAAAGGTGAATTTTGAACCCCAACTGTGATGGCTTGGCGATTGTCATAATATTGACCAACCAATAACAATGCCGCATGCTTTATTGATGCGGGGCAAAGTTTGTCAGGATCAACACCGGCGGTTCCCGCTGGTTCAAAACCTTCGGTCACCTCGATAATATATTTGATCAAATCATCGGTGACTGATGTCGGCGATGATTCAATGAATACATTGCGCGAAAACAATCCCATCGGATCGGTTGATGAAATCCATGCATTTGAATCGAATTCGGTCAATGCTTGTGAACTATTCAAATAGTAAACCTTCAAAATGGCCAAAATCCGACTATTTAAGCGAAAATAATTGCCGGATGGTATATTTAGACCATTTATCGGATTGACCATCGCAGGTGCGCCGGTAAACCCATCAAATGCATACCGCGCAGTCCCTTTCCTGATGGAATAACCCAAATAAGCGGAACATGATTCGATTGCCATTGAAATCAAGTTGGTGATATATGTATCATCTGAACTCGATGTCACGCGCAAATGTTGTTTGGCCTCCGCTAAACTGACATAATCAGTTGCGGCATTGGCAAATGCGGTGTATCTTCTTGCAACAAACATTTTATTCTGCGTCTAATTCGGTTTCGGGATTGATCGGTTTCTTTTTGCTCACTTTTGGCTTTTCGATTATTTCTTCTTCAACGATTTCAATTGCGCCGGCCTCCAATAACAATTCGCATTGTTTGGAATCCATTTCAACAATTTCGCCCGCATTATAAGACAAATTGAATTTGCCGGTTGGGTTAATCAAAAATTTCACTTTCATGGCCCATGGGCGGTGCAGTCAAGACCACCCATGGCATGCGGATAAACCCCCGCATGGGTTTTGATTTGTTGTTATTAAGCAACAATATCTTTACACACTGCGAATGCAGCGGGGTTCAATACTGCTGTGTCCAAATAAGCATTCAACACAACATTAGTCAAACCGGCGGTTGCGCCTGAATATGGATCTACTGTGAGTTCCATTCCACCCCATGATCCAACTAAAAATTTAGACCAATCTGCAAAAATCATGGCTGACAATGCGCTTGAATTACCTTTTGTCAAAGTTGAAGGACACAAAGTTGTTGTAGCAACACCATAGCCATTCAAATCGGTTCCACCTGATGCCCAAATGAAATTTCCTTCAACACCTGATGCCTGACGGCTTGTTGTTTGCAATTTCGCTTTTACCAATGGGTTTGTCAAATAAGCATAGCCATTGCCATTGCTATTTTCAACCGCTTTCATCAAATTTACAACATCAGCCCAAACCGGTGCAGCACCATTGGCATTTGTTGAATTTGATGTTGCGCCACCTGCATAAACAACATTGACATTGGCATTTGCAATGATTCCGGTTGGCTCATTTGATCCACCACCTTTAATCGCTGCACTTTCCAATGATTGCGCCATTGCATTCAACAACCAACTTCTTACATAACCATCAATTGAATTGCTTGATTGCAACATCAACTGATTAGATACCTGAATATAGGCGGCCAATCTTTTTGGGCTCAAAGTTACTTTTGAAAATGCTGGTGATTTTTCAGTTGCAGTTCCATTTTCAGTATTCCAACCCGCTGATGGCAAAGTTGATGCAGTTGGCAAATCAAGGTTTCCAACCAATCCGCTCAATTGCTGAACACCCAAACCGCTTAACACAGTTTTTGGCAACAAAACATCGATGATTGAACCTACTGATGTTTGAACATTCACGCCACCTTCTGAACCTGATGTTCCACCGGTTGCGCTCATGTCGCGCTTGAATACTTCAGAAGGGATTTTGATGCTATGTGCAGAAACACTAACACCACTTCTTTGGAATTCTTCGCCACCCATTGCACTGAATTCACCTTCAACACCTTCGCGACGGCCGGTAATTGCCATTTCCATTGCGCGCTTGAATGAATAATCTTTTGCCATGTTGCTTTTTTCCTTTTCTTCGCTGCGGCTGGCACTATGTCCGGCGGCTTGCGCTGCAAGGTTTTGTAATTTTTCAAGGGTTTCAACCTCGGATTTGATAGCACCTAAGCGGGCCTCAATTTCGGTCAATCGGCTTGTTTCTGAATCGGCCATTGATCTGCTTTCCTTTTCAATGGTTGTTTGCAAAAGTGCCAACTCGCCTAACAAGCGGCCTCTTTCTTCTTTTAATGCTTTAATTTTATTCATGATTTTTTAGTTTTTTTATAAGTTAGTATATCGCGCCAATGCCAATTTCAAAATGTCGGCACTGACATTGCTTCTTTTTGCTGATTCGATTTCCAAATCCTGATCGCGCATTGCGATGATGGATCTTGCATCGGCTTCGGTTTCTTCATAGGCCGGATAAGTTACCGGTGAAACATCAAACAACTGATCAATCATTTTGATTGTTCTTTTGCCCATGTTGCCATATTTTTCGCTTTCGGTCCAAACTTGTTCTTTGATGGTAAATGCAAATGATGATTGTGTGATATCACCGCGCATGATTGATCGAACCACTGACATATGGGTTGGGTTTTGATAATCAGGAACCCATGTATATTCCAAATTTCCATCAGCATTGACAAAAACATTGCATGTATTTGCCTTTGTCCGGCCCAATATCAATTCCGATTCATGATTGAATAAACACCGAATGTCATATTCGCCACTTAAACAATAATCAAATGCACCGGTCAAAATAACTTCTTCGAACATGCCCAAATCAGTCACCGAATTCACAACGGCGGCAATTCCGCCAATTTCGGTTGGCATTCCTTCGCCGGTGGCCCTTGCATGCACAGTGCCGGTGAATGTTCTTTTTTCTTGTTTCATTATAAATTGGTTTGATTATTAATGCCGCTTGGGTTGTTTGTTTTATCGACTGATGCCATTAGTTGTTCAATTTTTGCATCCATAAATGCATCCATTTTGGATGATGGCATCAAATTGGCTTCGATCAAATATTCGTCGCCTCCTTCAAATCCATTTGCATCTTCAAATTCGCGGGCTTCATTCCTTGACAACCAACCACCGCGAATTCCTTTATTGTAAAAATCGGCGCGATCATTTGCGCTGGCCCTTAGCAATGAATTGAAATTAAATTTGAAATAATAAACCGACTTGTCATATTCGGTTAACAATTTGCGCTGAAATTCTTGTTCGATATTGATTGCATATGCCATCAATGTCCGCATATAGAAATCTTGATATTCTTGTTCCACCGATGATTGTGTTCCATCTTTGGCACCAATCATTGATGCTGGCACCCCAAAGATCCGCGCGATTTCTTCCGAATCAAATTTCCTTGTGTCCAAATATTGCGCCTCCTCCGGTGTCAATGACAATTTTTCCATTTTGATGCCTTGTGGCAACACTGTTGATCGCGCCGCGCCATCAATGACATCATCCAATGATTTTTTCAATGGTCCGGCTTGTTCCGGTTTGATTTGCGAATCCGATGTCAAAAGGAATTTTAACACCCCATTTTTGTAAACACCCGCATTTCCTGAAATTGCCGCCAAATCAATTCCCAATGTTTCAGCATGCAAAACAATTGGTGAAACACCGGCCAATGGATTGTCCAAACATTGACCTTTGAAATGCAACATGTCAACCGCCGGAATAACCGATGGGTAATTAGGCGCGCTGCACTTATAGAACAATTGGCCGTCTTGCAATGCCGGTGTAATGAAATCAGGTGAAATCGGATGCAATTCGACGGCCAAAAATCTTGCATCGCGGTTGATGAATGCATATGCATTCCCGCGCAATGCCAAATCGGATGTCATATATTTCATGAAATCGAATTGTGTTTGATATGCATTTGGTTCGTTCAAAACCGGTGTTGTGTAGTGGATCACCACAGTTTCGCGGGATTTGCCATCAAATTTGTACAATTTAAGGTTCAAACCGGCGATTCCATCGGCAATCACTCGAACACATGCATGGACTGATGCAATTGATAATGCGGTCCGCGGATTAACCGCCTGACCGCTTTTTGTTTGATAGCCAAAAACACTATTCAAAGAATTCATCAACCATTCGGTTGGTTGCGATAATGACGACCGCTTTTCAACTCCTTTGAACCCAAACAACCTTTTTACACTAAATTGCATGGGGCGAATTTATTTTGTTTCCAATTAACATTTGCAACAATTATCGATTTGTTTTAAGCCATCGCGACAACATGGATCGAAAAACTGTATAATCCCGAAACCTTGGGCGATCAAAAACCGCCTTATGTCTTTTTTCAATTTCTTCATATGCTTCGCGATATGTCTTGTGTTTTGGTAATTCCTTGTAGTATTCATTCATGAATTCATCAAGATAAGTTAACCATGCATCGGATTTCATCTTTTTATTTTTTTATAGTGATACAAACCAAAAATCGGTGTTTTGTTCCTTGGCCGCCGATTGCATCGCGGTCCCTAATGCCATAACAACTGAAACCGGACCATCGACTTTGTCACCTGATTTGGCTTTGTCGATTTTGACATTGCCGGCCGGATCGGTTCGCAATAAGACATTCGACATCATCCATCGAGTGACGGGGTTGCCGGCATGCCTTAATTGTTTATTCTTGACCATTCTTTCCAATTCCTTGGTTGGTGTTGACATGCTGACAAAACCTTGACCAAATGGGAACATTGTGATTCCTTCATTTTGTAATTCAATAACCAATTGTGATGCATTGAATCGGTCAAATGCAATGTCTTTGATGTCATATTCCGTCGCTAACTGCACAATTTTAGCCTTAATGAAGGAATAATCGGTCACATTGCCTTCGGTTGCAACAATAAAGCCATCGGCGATCCATTGCCGGATTGAATTGCCCGCCGCATCATTTCTTTTGCGCGCAGCATCTTCGGGTAAAAAATACCATGTCCGGATTGCATGCATCGCTGGGAAATATAGTGTTAATGCACAAAAATCGCCGGTTGATGCCAAATCCAATCCGCCGAAACAATATTCACCTTTCAAATCATCATCACCACTGCATTCGCGCCAAATGTCATCAGCGATCCAAGTCAATTCGGTGTCGGTCCAAACATTTAACAATTTAGTTTTGAATTCAACTTCTTTGCCCGCATATTCTTTCGCCTCGGTCAATGCTTGTTCCAATTTCCTTGGGTAAACCGAAATGCCCCAATTTGGATTGGCCTTCGCCCAAACTTTGTCATCCATCCAATCATCGCCATTGTCCAAAGTATAAATCATGGAAAACAATGCATCATCTTTAATCGCACCATTCAAGACATTCACACAATATCCGCGATGGCGGAAACATGCCGATTCCTTATTGAATCCGGCGGTTGTGATTGTAAACAACAAAGGTTGTCGCCTTGCACCCATTGAATTAAAAAGTACATTGTACAATTCATCATTTGGGTGTGCATGGTATTCATCAATCACCGCCATATGGGTGTTTAATCCATCTTGTTTGTTTGGATTCCATTCAAGGGGTTTGTATAAATTTTGTTCGTGAATGATCCGGCGGTTGTTCACTGAATTGTTAACAATCACCGCATCTTTCAACCAATCGGTGTTTTGGCACATGCGGACCGATTCGCCAAAAACCATCATGGCTTGATCCAACTTTGTTGCCGCTGAATAAATTTGCGCGCCGGATTCATCATCAGCAATCAAGCCATAAAGCATGACGGCGGATGAAAATGTAGATTTGCCATTCTTTCGCGGAACTTCAATATATGCGCGGCTAAATCTTCGGGATCCATCAGGATTCAAAAATCCAAAAAGGTTCCAAATGATAAATGCTTGCCATGGTTCCAATATGAATTTGTTTCCCGCGCATTCACCGGTGGTGTGTTCCAATTCTTCAATGAAATTGATGGCATGCATTGCATAACCTTCATTGAAATCATATTTGCCCAAATCATCAATATATCGCTGGCATGCCGATTTCACCAATTCACATGCATGAATTTTTCCTGAAATGACATCCAAGGAATATTGATGGCCCTTATTTTGGAACTTGAGATTCAAACAATGCGATTGCTAAATTTGCCAAATATTGATTTCGGTATAAATGCGGTTGAATTGACCATAATCCCATTTTGTCACAACATTTGAATTCACCGCCTTGACTGCGGGTGATGATGAAATGTTGTCCAAAGGTTTCAACCTTAAATTCCAATGTGATGCCTTTTGAATCAATTTCAAATGCGGCGATTGTCTTTTTTGCCATTATGCTGATTTTTTCTTTAATAGTTCCAATTTTGTCACTGGCTTTGCATTTGTGTTTGGAATGCGCGCCCGCGCTGATGGGGTGACCCCGATCAATTGTCCTAACTGCATTGCTTGCTTAACCAAATTTTGTTTTGTTGTAAACCACGGATTGACTTTTGGCCCCTGATCGGTTTCAATTACCATCCCTTGTTTTTCCACAACCTTCACCGCCTCATAATAATTTGCCATTGTTTCGGAATACATTGCGATGATTCCCAAATCAACACCAACAAGCATGTTGATCTTTTTTAATTCCATGCACATTTCATCAAAAACTTTTTTGGCAATTGGTGATTTGAATTCGATTTCGGTTGTTGGTTGTTCTGTTGTCATGGTTAATTGCATTTCATTTTCAATAATCCACCTTTTATCGGCCGTTCCTTGAATCTTTTTTAGTTCGGTGGGTAGTTTGGGTCGCCCTCTCATTTTGATGCTCTTAAATCGCCTGAAAATTGTTTTCTCGCGGGTGTGAGAAAGAT